CCTCTGGAAAAAATAAATCAATTTTCTTTGTTTCATATAACCATCCAAAGAAGTTAGACATTAACTGCCCAAACCTCCAATCTGGGAATTTAGTTTTATGAATTTCTCTGAGTTGAAAATAAAAATTATCAAGTCTATTTGGATTTCTCATTTAATTCTCCTTTAAATCTCTCCAAACTCTTTTTGTATTTCATGTATTTTTGTTTCATTTTTAATTTTTTGTTGAATTAAAAAAATAAATAAATCATCATAATTAATAGTTCCTATAGGAGTCGCAACCCAAGCATCGTTTAGTCGAAATTGAATGTCTTGCATTTGTGTGCCTTTTAAACGGTCAATTACTCTTTCAAATGCATTATTTTTATCTTTTAAATATTTTATTTTATTTTGTAATTCATTAGCTTTATCGAATTGTTCTTGCGTCATTATTTCTCCTTGTATAGATAAAAAGCGGTATTATGCTTTTATTTATATACATTAATACCGCTTTTTGTGTTTGTCAAGTTTGTTGTGACTGTGTGTTTTATTTACTTGTTAGAATCTCTTAATTCATATTTGTCTAACTCAAATGCTTCTTCTGGCGTATAATTACAATTATTTAATCTTGCTTTTGTTCTAAAATAGTCAAGATTTAATTCGTCACACCATTGAGATAAAGTTTGAGTTTTACCTTTATAAGTAATTAATTTGTTTTGCGATGTATTGTTTGCTTGGACTTTTTGTGTTACCCATCGACAATTGCTAGGTTCATAATTGCCATTAGAATCAATTCTGTCAATAGTCAATTCATCTGTATAACCATGAGATAAAGCCCACTCTTTAAATGCAAACCAATCATACCACTCGGAGCATACTTTAATTCCTTTATCATAATATAAATGTTGGTCATTTCGATTAGGGCGATCACATCGTTTAATCATAGTATGCCAAATACTTGCTAATCTTTTGTGTTGTGCTGTATCACCTTTCCATTTTGCTGTTTCCTTATTTCTTTTTGCTAATAATTCTTTTTTAAGACAACCACAAGATGACGTTGTTCCATTGGTTAAACTGTTACTACTAACTTCTTTAGTATTTCCGCAATCGCATTTACATAACCACATTATTTTCTTGATTCCAGATTTACTATAACAATCCATTGTTCGATGTAAAACAGTCAATCTTCCAAATTTCTGTCCAGTTAAATCTCTATATTGTCCCATTTAAATCCCAAGTTCCTCAGCACGTTCTTTTAAATCATCATAAATAATAACCATAGCTTGGATTTGGCTCTTGGTACACTCAGATACTTTTCTACCTTTACCAAGAGTCTGTTCAACAATCTCTGTAAGTTCATCCATCTTACCAGCAGAAGCGAACCTTTGTCCTACTTCTTGAAGAGCGTCCATTGTTTCATCGTAATCATATTCTTTTGTCGTATTCTGTTCTTTCTGTTCCTGATATGTTACGGCTTTAATACCTGACTTTTCTTCAAGACCTTTGATTCCAATATTTACTGCTTCCTCAAGTGCTTCAGCAGACCACACTGGAAGATATGTAGGAGTTGTATCAAATCTTGAACGAGCAAAATATCTATCGGTTTCAGCAAGATATGCAGAAGAAGGAATTACTTTACCATCTTCATCAACACCGTTACTTTCAACATAAATTACATAATCCACAAAGTCGCGCACTGGATCAACTGATCTTTTGTCTCCCTTCGGATACATCTTTCCATCCTTCTCCTGCGCATGACCAATAAAAATAACGGTATAGTCACAAGAAAGAAGTGTATTTACAGTCTTAAAAAATTCCTTTTCATATGCCTGATATAAATTTACTTTACCACCTTCAACTGTATCTCCAAGAGTAAGAGCACCACCACCAATTACAGACTGAATATAATCCTGACACAAAAGAGCAGCTGCATAAAGTTCATCAATAATAATTGTGTCATAAAGCTGACGAGCTTTTTCAACTGTTGTTTTAGATGTAAATTGTTTTACAATCTTTTTCAAATCTGCCCATGAATTAACACGAATATATGGAATATCCACTGTAGCATTAAGACCACTTTCTGTTGCAATAACAAAAGGCTTAGACATCCTTACTGCCTGTGCAGTTTTTCCAACTGAGTTCGAACCGTAAATTAAAGCGGATTTCCCAGCCATGCCTTTTGCAATTACTGTTTTCTGCGGATTAAAAATATCAACTGTTACTGCCATAAATTATTTCTCCTTATATATTATTTACTAAATTATATTTTACTAAATTATATTTATTATTTTATTAAAATGTGCCGTCATAATATATATAACGGCACATTAACCACATTACAATCACATCTCAGGTTCAGCGCCAATTTCAATATATTCAATACAATCCAAATTATAAAAACCAATCCATCTTTTATCTTTAATTACAATAAAATATTTCCTGTCATATCTATAATCTGTATATTCATTTGGTTTATAATGACAAATATCACCATTCTGAAAAACGATTGTTATATATTCATTATCCATACATTATATCCTTTTTAATTACCAACCAAGCTGTCTTCCTCTAGAAGCACCAGAAGGTTTTGCATTATTTGTGTTTGTCTTAGGCTTATTCTGACCTTCTTTAATAAGTCTATCTCTCTCGTCAATAGCTGCTTGAATAACTGTAGGGTCATAAGGAATCTGATTTCCACCCTCAACAACTTCATCCTTATCTTTTGCATCATAAACAGGAGAACCACCAGTTACAACAAGTTCATTAATAAAATTAGCTTTTGATTCTTTCTTCACACCAAAAGCCATAGGTCTTTCAATTGTTTCATAAGTAACATTCTGAATAATGTTACCATAGAATCTAGCAGTCTGCTTGGGTTCATAAATATTAGAAACTTGGTCTGCAAGCTCTTCAGGAACAATCAAATTAAGAGGTTCAATTCCATTATAAGTAGGAATCCATCCAATAATCTTATATCTTCCAGTCTCTTCCCCATCTTTATTCATCTCTGGAACAAGAGTTTTAATGTACATTTCTACTTCAAACTCAGCCTTGGGTTCATAAGTCTGATTAGATTTAATTCTATTAAAGAAATTACTTGTATAACTTACAATTTCATTGCCATTATTATTACTTCTGAAAAGATTAATCTGACCAGAAGCACGAACTCTATCTGCCTCATCTTCACCAACATCTGCAATAGACTTATATTCATTCATAACTGTCATAACACCTGCAAATGTCTTATTTTCAGAACCATCTTTCTTCTTATCAGAGCATCTTACTCTCATCTGAACAAAATTAGTATCTGCTGTCTTAATAGTAAGAGTACCTTCAATAGTTCTTACACCATCTTTTGTTGTCATTTCAAGTTTCTTGTCAGAAACAATTCCCGCTACTGTAACTTTTGCATCTGCCTGTCTCAAATTTGTATCCATATTATTTTACTCCTTATATTTTATTTACTTATTTAATAGTTATTTATTTTGAATCTGCGTTAGCTCTTTTCATTGCTTCTGTCAGAATTTCAATCTCACGTTCCTTCTTTTTAGCAGCTCTCTTCTCTCTACGCTTCTGCTCTTTAATCTTTTTATTTTTTTCAATAGCTTCCTGTTCAGCAATTCGCTTCTCATTAATCTTTTTAATCTTACAACGATTCTTGTAAGCTTTCATACCCTGTCTAATAACCTTGTTATAAGGACTTGCATATTCATTAGATATTCCATATAGACGTTCCATAAGCTCTCTTGTTACACAAATAGAAATACCAGTTTCGAGATTAAATTCATCATTTTCATCACAAACTGCAATCTGAGTATTACCATTTTCAAATGTAACAATGGTAGCTACTGGCACTTCTTTCTTTGTTACCATATAATTGCCATTCTTATCTCTCTGTGTTTTATCCACAAAAGTCTTCTTTTCATAATCAACATCAACATCAATAATTTTAATCATTCTTTCCTTTTCCTCTGTCTTTGTCGTACCTATTGTTGCTGTCATACCTGTTGTTGGAAAACTCGTCACAAGATTCCCTGTTTCAGCATCAAATAGATAACACGTTCCATTTCCCAATTCAAATCCCATTTTTTAATTCCTTTCATTTAATTATTTTATATTATTTACTTGTTACTTTATATATAATATCTTACATCATTATTAATGTCAAGCTCTATTTCATTACTATATTCCAATATGGCAATTACATTATTACAATCAGGACATCGCAATATTTTTGTGCTATAATACGATGCTGATTCATCCCATTCTTTATTAGCTTTGTGGGGGTTTATTTTCTTGCCACATTTTTTGCATATCATATCTCATTTTATTCCCCCTTTCTTTAATTAATATAAAAATATATAGTAAAAGCAGGAATCGAACCTGCTCTCAAACTCAAATCTTCTTAAGTTTTGTGCCCCTATATTACACCATTTTACTACTTTATTTAATGTAATGGCTGTTAGCAATACAGCCATCAGTAGCTCCTTCGGGAATTGAACCCGAATCTGCACCTTGAAAGGGTGCTATCCTATACCTTTTAGACGAAGAAGCCAGACTCACATACCACTCATAAAGGTCGGCAAACAATCTCCAAGCTGGATTAAGTGTTATGTGAAACAATTTACTTAACTAGTATTTCAACTGCTGTTTTTTATGATTGCTTATTTTTAGGACGTATCCTCTGCTTTACTATCTTTTGAGTCCGAAGACTAGATAGACCATCTTTAAATCGGGCGTAAGAGAGTCGAACTCTTATCAGATGGATATAAGCCACCAATACTCAAACCGTTGTACTAACGCCCAATAATATAAAAGATTACGGAATCGAACCGTCTGTCTGCCAAGACTCGATTAAGACTTGCGCTCGTCTTTATCTCTATCGGAATCGAACCGATTTTCAATCCCTCTAGCGCTATAGAGGAATACAGCACCATTACTGAATCTTTTATTTAATCTCCGCAGAGAGATTCGAACTCTCGACATCTTGATTAAAAGTCAAGTGCTCTAAACCAACTGAGCTATGCGGAGTAACTAGACAAAACTTGACCCCACGAGCGTGAGAATCACTAAAAGCCTCTGTGATTCTCACTCTAAAACCATACTACCTCTTGTAGGTTTTCGGGGGCTAAATATAATCTTTCATTTCTGAAAGTTGAGACTCAAATATTGAACAGGATGCATAATAAAAATAAATTAAATAAAAACAGGATAAGTTCTTAGAATTGATTTTTATATATAATTTGCTGTAAGCATCCCTAATAGTCTAATACAAAAAACTAACCGAGAAGGAAACCTCCCTCTCAATCGGAATGACAGGAGTTGAACCTGCTTTATTTCTTCATCCCAAATGAAGCGCCATACCGTTAGGCGACATTCCGACAAAATGGAAAGTCTTGGAATCGAACCAAGTCCTTCGGATTTTCAGTCCGATGCGCAAACACCAGTCACACCCACTTTCCATACAGGACACATTAAAAAATACATAGAATGTGGCATGAATTTTTTAATGTATTGCTGTAAGTGTCCCTTTTATTAATTAATTAACAGGTCTGTCATATTCTATGCTTATGCCGACCGTGACAGACGGTCTCAGCCTATCCCACACAAGGATGGGTAGGTAATTCAATAAACAGGTCGGCATCATTTTATATGACTATGTACACTCACCATATAATCAGACCGTTTCATTTATAAATGACT